CCTCGAGACAGAGCGTAAGCGCCTCAAGGCCGAGATCCCCGATATGGTGCGCCGCGGTGGCGCTTATCGCGCAGCGTTCGCCTAAGCTATGGCAATCTCCTACCCACTCACGCCGCCGTCGCCGTTCCGCATCTCGAAGCTGACGCTCTCGGGGATGAGCGCGACCTCGCGCAACGTCTCGCCGTTCACGTTCCAGACGCAGCAATACAACTGGCCGGGGCAAGCGTGGATGGGCTCGGTCGAGTGCCCGCCTATGACGCGCGCGGCGGCCGAGGAGGTGATCGGCTTCCTGCTGGCAGCGCAGCGCGGCACATTTTACTTCCAAGACTACGCCAACACCTCAGCGCGGGGCAACGTGACCGGCACGCTGACCGTCAGCAGCGCGACCGCCAACACGTCGACTCTCGGCATCTCCGGCGCCACCGGCACCTTCGCGGTGGGAGACTGGCTCCAGATCTCGACCTCGCTTTACAAGGTCGTCCAGGTCAACTCCTCGAGCAGCGTCGACCTCTTTCCGGTCCTGCGCTCAAGTTACGCCGGCGGCACCGCGATCACCTACTCGAACGCCAAGGGCGTGTTCCGGCTCGCCGAGTCGCGCACCGAATGGTCCATTGAGCTCGCGAGCATTTACGGCATCACCTTCTCCATCGCGGAGGACGTCGCGCAATGAGCATCACAACCGCAGGCCGGACGCTCTCGGCCGATATGGTGTCCGAGGTGACAACGGTGCAGCTAGCGCCGGTCATCCTCGTCTCGCTTAGTTTCCCTTCGGCTTACACGCGCCTCTGGACCGGATACGGGACGCTGACTTATGCCGGCGTGCCTTATCTCGGCATCGGCACCTTCGGCAGCATCTCGCCGATTGAGGAGACGACCGACCTCGCGGCCCGCGGCATCTCAATGCGGCTCTCGGGCGTGCCCACCGCGAACATCGCGCTTGCGCTGACCGAGGATTACCAGGGCCGCGATTGCACGGTGCTCTTCGGCGCTCTCTCGCCCACCGCCGGAACGCTGATCTCGTCGCCGGTGACGGTGTTCCAGGGGCGGATGGACGTGATGCAGATATCGGACGACGGCCAGTCCGCGGACATCACGATGACGGCCGAGAACCGGCTCGTTGATTTCAAGCGCCCGCGCGAGGTGCGCTACACGCACGAGGAGCAGACGGCGCTTTTCCCCGGCGACCTCGGGCTGGAGTTCGTTACCGCGATCCAGGAGAAGGCCATTTACTGGGGCAACCCGAACCAGACGCAGCAAACGAACTGGAACGGAGGCGACAAGACTGGCGAAACCGGCTACGAATGAAAGCCGCCGACATTCCCGCCGAGCTCTCGCGCTTTATCGAGGAGCGGCGCAGCCAGCCGTTCGCGTGGGGCGCGAATGACTGCTGCCTCTTCGCCGCCGACTGGGTCGCGCGGGCAACGGGCCGAGATCCCGCGGCGCACTATCGCGGCACCTACTCAAGCGGCATCGGAGCGCAGCGCATCATCGACAAGGCTGGCGGGATTCTGGAGCTGGCGCGCGAGCTTGGGCTCGAGCCGACGCAGATCGGGCTCGCTCGCCGCGGTGACGTGATCGCCCGCGACGTGGGCAACGGCATCGGCTTAGGCGTCTGCGTGGGTAACGCTGCCGCCTTCGTGGGCCGCGATGGGCTGGAGTTCCTCGACCTCAACGGCGCCGCCTGCTGGCGCCTCTAACTATGCCGCAAGTCGCCGTCGTCGTCTGGATCGCTTTGATGGATGTCGGGCTGAGTGTCGCCGCGGCCAACGCGGTGATGTTCGTGCTCAAGTTCATCGCGACGACCGCTGCCTCGATGGCGGCCTCGAAGCTGCTTGCGCCGAAGGCTCCGAGCTACTCCGACCCGTCGCTCACCGACCGCTCGCAGATGATTCGCTCGCCAATCGCGGCGCGGCAGATCGTCTACGGCCAGACGAAGACTTCGGGCGTCATCGTCTACATCTCTACGACCGGGACCAAGAACGAGTACCTGCACCTCGTCGTCGCGCTCGCCGGCCACGAGGTCGAGGAGATCGGCGACGTCTACTTCAACGACGAGCTCGCGCTGACGGGCGCGGGCAGCGCCGCCCAGGGCCGCTTCACGGGCTACGCCGAGATCTACAAGAAGCTCGGCAGCGACACGCAGACGGTCGAGACGAACCTTGAAACCGCGACCTCCGGCCTGACCGACGGCAAGTGGACGAGCAATCATCGCCTGCGCGGCATCGCTTACATCTACGTGCAGCTAGTGTGGAACCAGGAGGTGTGGACTGGCGGCATCCCGAACATCTCCGCGGTGGTCAAGGGAAAGCACGTCTACGACCCGCGCACGGCGACGACCGCTTACTCGGCCAACCCTGCGCTCTGCCTGCGGGACTACTTGACCAGTTCGCTGGGGATGGCGATGGACTCGGCCGAGATCGACGACACCGCGATCAATGCCGCGGCGAACATCTGCGACGAGCAAGTCGAGATCAAGCCGGTCACCTCGCCGGCCACCTACGAGAACCGCTACGAGGCGAACGGCGTCCTCTACACTAGCGCCTCGCCCGACGAGAACATCGGCAAGCTTATTACCGCGATGGGCGGGCTCATCGCCTACTCGGGCGGCAAGGTGGTTGTCTACGCGGCCGGCTACCGCATCCCGACGGTCACGCTGAGCGAGAAGCACTTCGCCGGCCAGATGACGGTGCAGACCAAGACCTCGGCGCGCGACCGCGTGAATGGAGTTAAGGGCGTCTACGTCTCGCCGCAAAACGATTGGCAGCCGTCCGACTTCCCGCAGATCACGTCGACGACCTACGTCACCAAGGACGCCGGAATCCGCTACTGGCGCGACGTGGCTCTCCCGTTCACGACCTCGCCTTCGTGCGCCCAGCGTCTCGCCGTGATCGAACTGCGCCGCGCCCGCGAGGAAATCACGATGACCGCGCGCTTCCGACTGGAGGCGATGCAGGTGCGCGCCGGAGATACGGTGATGATTACCAACTCGAAGATGGGCTGGACCCAGAAGGTCTTCGAGGTGATGGAGTGGAACTTCGCGAGCGACGGCAACCCGCCGCAACTGGCGATCGAGATGACGCTGCGCGAGACGGCGTCGACGGTTTACGACTGGACGGTCAACGATGAGATCTACGTCGACGACGCGCCGAACACGACGCTCCCGGATCCGTTCACGCTCTCCGCGCCGAGCAACCTCACGCTGACCGCGGACGGCACGACGCAGCAGATCCAGGCCGACGGCACCGCGCTGCCGCGGATCCTCGTCTCGTGGTCTGCGCCGGCGGAGGAGTTCATCCAGGCCGGCGGCAACGTCGGCATTGAATACAAGGAAAGCACGTCGACGACCTACCTCACGTGGAACACGGTCCCCGGCGATCAGACTAGGGATTACATCTCGAGCGACGTGAAGATCGGGCTGACCTACAACGTCCGCATCTTCGGCGAAAGCTTCTTCAAGGTCTCGACCTCCTACGTGACCGCGACGGTCAACGTGCAGAAGGACACGGTCGCGCCCAGCATCCCGACCGGCCTAGTCGCGACCATCGGAACGGGCTCCGCGGTGGGCCTCGACTGGGATGATTCGACCGCGCCTGACTTCTCCGAGTACGGCATCTACCGTAACACGACTGGCGTAACGCCGGCCAACGCGAATACGAACAAGATCGCTGAGGTCGACGCCTCGCGCTTCGTCGACGTGGACGTGACGGTTGGCACGACGTATTATTACTGGGTCAACGCCTACGATGCGCTCGAGAACGTGTCCGGCTTCGCGACCCGCGTGCAGGCGACGCCAGTCGCGATCACCGCCGGCGCCGTCTCCAGCGTCGCGCCGTCGACCCCGAACGCTCCGACCTACGCGAGCGAAACGACGTATCTCGCGAGCGACGGCACCGCGGTAGCCCGCATCACGGTCACGGCTCCAGCAATGCCGACGGGTGGCGCGGTGCTTCAGATCCTCTATCGGCGCAGCGGAGCCAGCGAGTACGTCGTCGCGAACGTGCTGTCGTCGGGCTCGATCGCGGCGTCCATCGACGACCTTTTTCCTGGCGTCGCTTACGAGTTCGCGGCCCGCGCGCTTTCGTTCTCCAACGCGGCAAGCGCGATCTCGGCTACGCTTTCGCGCACGGCTCCTAACTACTCGGGCACGGTGACGACGCCGACCGGCGGCACCATCACCAGCGACGGCGTGAAGCCGAAGTATTTCCCCGGCACAACGTCCTTCGTTTTTGGAACGCGGGTTGGCTGGGCCGCCAACACGCAATCCGACTTTGCGTATTACGAGGTCAAGGCCACGACGACGGATTCTGATGGCGCCACGAACTACAGCTGGACGCCTCTCGACGGCGCCAACTTCTTCGTCACGACTCGCGCGACCGAGTGCTTCCTCTACAGCGCGACCTTGTCGGCCGGTTACGTTCGCGTTCGCGCAGTCAATCGCACGGGCACCGCATCCGCCTGGGCCGCGCTTGGCAACGCCAACGCCGTAGGCAATGCCTCCATTGGCACCGGCGACATCTCCAAGTATGACGACTCCGACGTAACGACGACTGGAATCAAGACCGGCGGCGGCAGCAGCACGCGGCAGATTAATGTCATCTTCTCCGACTCCGTGGTCGCCAACTTGGCCGGCGGAGCGCTCACCGAAAACTTCAACGTCTCGCTGACGAATCGCGGCTTCGGGGCCAAGCCTGACATCGGCACCGCGCAATGCGCGTCTAACGCAAACCTTGTCGCGGCTTACGACTTCGACGCCGCGGGCAATTCAAGCACCAACGCGGTCGTGCGCGTGACCACGCTCGACGGGACCAACGTGCCCGCGGGTAACGCGCGCTTCTCGGTCGAGTTCACCGAATACACCTGACCTATGGCTCTTCAGAAAACCTTCACCCTGCCGAGCGGCATCTCGGGCAACTACATCCGCCTTGTGGCGCATCGCTGGGACCGCGCCGCTCGCGAATCGTCTGCGTTGTTCGCGCTCTACGTCGACGCGGCCGCGGCTCAGTCAGGCAAGGCTCCGCTGACGCCGTGGATCGCGAAGCTCTGGCTGCGCGGCGACAAGTTCGACCAGTATCTGAGCAACGCGGAGCTCTCGACTCCAGGCATCCTCGCGCAGCTTTACGTTGCCGCGAAGGCCGAGCCGATCAGCTGCGACTTCGGCAGCGACGCGCTCGCGGACGCCGTCGACGTCTGACTGTCAGATCCAGCCGGATAGAATTTTGAGAAAAAGAGTTGACCGCGGCGCGCGGGTCTGCATTGTCGGTGGTGTCGGAGGCAATCACGCCTGAGACAAAACAACGACAAATGACCGCAACGACCAGCACGCCAATCGCACGCTTTACCTCGGAGTGTCTTTCTAAGCACTTCGCCGAAGTCACGTTTTTCTCGGACCAGAAGATCGGCATTGAGTTGATCGCCCTCAATGGCGACACGATCAGCAACACGATCGTGCAGCAGGACAAGGAGACCTTCGACTTTGCGCTGGCCGCGTACTGCGCGCACCCGTCTTTCACCGCTGTGAATGTGGAGGTGGCGTCGTGAAGCGCCTCCTCGCGCTCCTCACGCTGGCTTCCGCCAGCCACGCCGCGCCGCCGGAAAGCTTCTGGCGGGCGCTTCATCAAGTCGAGACCTCGGGGCG